TGTCGTAGAGGTTCTCCGGTATCGTTACGGTCTTGTTCACGCTATCAAATAGACGAAAGGTAGGGACATAAAAAAAGGCCCCGGAGGGCCTGTACTTGGGTGGGGTTGTGAATCAGAACAAAACCTTAGCGGCGAACTTCTCGGCGGCCTTTTGCGTCTTGTAGCTCTTGAGCTGGATGAGGTCCTCGACCGGCTCACCAAAGACGGTGGAGAGTTGAACGTGAGCGGCGTTGAAGCGACCGTCGGCGTCTTGGCTAATCTTGACGGCTTTCTTTCCGGAGGTGCTGAGGATAGTGGTCATGTCGTTGTGTGTTTGTTTGTCGTTGTTGACATAGCAAATATACAACAATGTTTTGCATATCCAAACATTCACGCAAAAATAATTTGCTTTTATGCGAGGAAGTAGGAACCGGACCGGGACGTAGTCAGCAAGTTGAGACAAACGTAACGGACCGCATCAATCCCGTGATTGTCCTTATCGACCGGCCTGTTGAGGTTACGCCCGTTCTTGTCCTGCTCCCATCGGTACGCCCGAAGTTCTTTCTGTAGGTGCGTGCTCTCAGCGGTGACCAGGAGCTTGTGTCTTCTCATGATGTCGATACCCTGACGGATCGAGTCTGGTCCCTTCCGTGCGGGCTTGACGTTGTGCCCCAACCTGAAGAGCTCCTCGATACTCTTCGGCTCGGCGCTGTCTGCGATGATGGTCTCGACGTCTAGCTTGTCGAGCTCTTCGCCTATGTCCGGGTTCGTGAGTCCGGTACTATACAACCGCTCGTGCAGGATGAGCGTATGCCCGTCGAGGTAGACATCGATAACGGCGGTAGGGTCGTTGGTGAATCCGAAGTCGAGGCCCGTGCCTATCCTCTTGCCGGCTATCTCTCCCACCTCCCATGTAAATACAGCGGCCTGATTTACTCCGCGCTCACCGAGTCCGTAGATGCGCCAGTAGTTGGGGTCCGCTTCCTTGAGGCGTTCAATCTCTTGGATGGTGGCCTTGTCGAGGTAGGGGTTGTCCTTGTATGTGGTGCGGAAGAAGCTGGAGTCGTCGCGGGGAATGACCTCCTCGTAGATCCAGTGGTATTCGTCCGATGGGTTGAAGTCAATCACCACCTTGCGCGTGGTTCGGAGTAGGAGCTGCCTCCAGTCCTCAAGAGAGAGCTCGTTGGCCTCGTTGATGAATAGCACCTGTCTCTTTCGTCCTCTGACTTTCTGCGGCTGGTCCACGCTGATGAACTCCACGAGGTTCCCGAAGAGGACGTAGTTGGCTTCCGACTTGTTGTGGAGGTCGGGGTTGTAGATGTCTTCCCGCTCCAAGATTTCGAAGAAGTCCCTCATCGCTGTGGCCCGTAGCGCGGGGAATGTCTTCCGGGCGATGGTGATGACCGCGCCGGCGTTCTCGTTCTCGTAACAGAGCTCGACGATACTCTGAAGGATGCTGTACGTCTTTCCGCTCCTTGTGCCTCCTTGGTGGACTTGGATGCGGGAGTCGCAGCCTTTGACGTGGTAGTAGGTGGCCGGCTGCTTCACTTAGCAAGGAAGTCGTTCGGGGGATGGTTCTCCAGAACTTCGTCCCACCATTCTGGGTCGTTCATGCCGCTGCCCATTCAGTGCGTTGAAAGGTGTACTTGAGGAAGTGAACCGCATGACGCTTCAAATCCATGGCTTCGGAGATGAAATAATCACCTTCCTCCAACAATTGCTCTGAATCGTAACCTGTCAGATACCAAGTCCCGTTTTCGTTCTGCTCCAAGGTGAAGATGCAACCGCCAACTTCATAGCGGTACTGCCAAGAATAAGTGCGAGGAAGTGAGATTACTTTGTTCATGGTTGCTTTGTTTTGTGCGTTGCTGATGGTGTAAAGATACACAACTTTATTACTTCACCAAACAATTACGCAAACTTTCTTTGCATCAACTGACGTCAGCGTTGTCATCGGTGAACCAGGAGAGCGGCTTCTTCTCTGCCACGGCGATCTCTTGGCGCTCGACGTACCCGCGCTCCTTGCCCTTGGTCTTCAGATAGAAGATAGTCGCGGCGGGATTGCCTCCGTCGATGAGCTTGTGGAGCTTGCTCTCGGCGAAGTCCAGAGCCACGTCGGACAACTCTACGACAGCGCTCTTGTAGTCCGCGTCCGCTTCCATCCAGTTGTAATGGGTTTGCCGGGAGATGCCCACCACCTTGCACGCTTGGGTCACAATTCCGAGCGCCTTCTCAAGGGCTTGGATCATCGCTTTTTTTTGTACGTCCATAGTTGTCTAATTGCGGGGGTCATAACCTGCGTCCTCCTTGCCTTCGAATACTGGGGTAATGGTCATGTCGTATTCGACGTGTTTGTATCGGGAGGCTATGTTGCTGCTTGCTGTTGTCCGTATGTGACGGGAGAGCATGATATCGGCGGCTTGCCTGCTGGATACATACCACACCTCTCTCTCGTCGAGTTCAGGACAGGTAAAGACAGCGCGGTAGATTTCAGCCATGTAAGGCCAAATATAGCAGGAGGGCCAGAATCCCGACATAGCTGTAGAAGGTGGCGCGGTATGCGTAGTCGTTCATTAGTCGAGCTTGTTCTTGTAGTGCTGGATGATCCTCTCTGTCTCGTGGCGGTAGAACTCCTTGAACTCTCCCGTCGGGTCAAGCTGCCAAACCTTATACAGGACGTTTCTGAGGCGTTGGCTTTGGCTCTTGGGCTCGTCGTAGAGGTCTAGCTCCACCGCGTCCAGCTCCTCGATTTCGTCCCGGTTTATTTTCTCTTGCCCCCGGAAGTACACGATGCCGAAGGTGTCCACCAACCTGTCGATGTCGGCTATCTCGCCGCTGGTCTTCTCCTGCGTAATGAAGCGCAGGGAGACGGTCCTATCCTTCCGGCGTTGGTATCCGTCCAGTTGTGCAGCGGTGAGGATTTTCAAAACAGTTTTTTTTGTGTGTTGGGGTCTCGGTAGGTCTCAAAGCGGGCGGTGCGGATCTTTCCCGTTGGGGTCTGCTCCTCGTATCCTGTCTCCAGGTACTTCCTGCCGTCCCTTTCGATGATCCGCTGATATACGACCTCTTTACTCATTGAGTGCCTGAAATATCTGATATGCTACCTGTGGGACGATGGCGTTTCCGTAGGCCTTTATTGACTCTCGTCGCCACTTTGGAAAGGTGATACCGTCCAGCCTTTGGGGAAGCCCATCATTTCCTCCACAAACAGGGGCGACAGTTGGGAACCGCTCCCAACGGGTGCGAGATAATTCAGGTTTTTCTGCCGGGTGTTGCTCGTGGTCTTGTGTCCGTCCCCGGCTGCTGGGGTGGGAAGCATTCCTGTTGACGCTGTGTACTTCAAGCGGTCCAACGAGTGTTTGTGCGCGTAATCCGTCTCCCCCGTTCCCCCTCCCTTCGCGTCCGATGCGTTCGGCGTTGGTAGCATCTGCGTCATCTCCGATAAATACCCCGTCTTTCGATTTGTTGCGGCTCTGCTCGGACGCATTCCGTCCCGCTGGATATAATCCATCGTATTGGGTGTTGGTAGCATCTGCTGCACCTGCGTAGCAAGGTTGGGCATGGTCGTGGGCGTGAGTAGGAGACTCTGCGCCGCCATCGTTAGCGGCGTTCCCCCTTGGCTGTACTTCTTGCTTCGATTGCTCACCGAGTCCGTTGTTACGGTAGGCAACAATCCAGATTCTGTCGCGGCGGTGCGGCGCGTTGACGCTTGCAGCAGGAAGTACAACCGGGAAGACTTCGTAGCCTTCACCTTCCAAGTCAGCGCACACCGTGTCGAGAACCATCCCTTCATTCCAACTAATGAGGCCGCGAACGTTCTCCGCCACGACGTAGGTGGGGCGAGCCTCTCGAATGATTCTAAACATCTCCGGCCAGAGATATCTATCGTCGGATGTCCCGGCCCGCTTTCCTGCTGCCGAAAAAGGCTGGCAGGGGAAGCCACCCGAAAGGACTCGTATACGTCCTCGAAACGGAGTTGCGTCGAAGGCTTTGACATCGTCGAATGATTTAGATTCGGGGAAGTGGTGGGCGAGGACTTGCCTACAGAACGGGTCGCGCTCGACGTGGAAGACGTTCTCCCACCCCATCCACTTCGCTGCAAGGTCAAACCCTCCGATGCCTGAGAAAAGACTACCATGAGTCACCATATGTATACGCTCACGCAATGACTAGTCAAGGCCACGATGACCTCTCCCATCTCTGACACGTCACCATATACACGGTCATTCGTGTATCGCGTATTGTACATCTCAAACTGTCCCTTTGGAATGTTTTCGCCGCGCGTGTTTATTTTAACCTCCCCTTGATATTCAACAATGACACCAAGTACGCTGATCGGCTCTGGCCTTTTTGGTTGCACCTGTTGGCTCACAGGCCCTTGATAGTGTGCCCTCATTTTTTCGGCTTGTTCAGGGTTTGACCGAGCAAATCGAATACATCGCTCTGGTATTGCATGAGCTGCGCGACCGGGTCGGGCTTTTGTCCTTTTGGCTTTTGTGTGTTTTCCATTTGCCAAATATATAGGAGGTTTTGCAAATTTACAACTTTCCTTCCTCCCTCATAATCTTTTCGGCCCACCGTAGCCCGGCCTTTCCTCCCCATAGAAGATACGAAATAGTGCCGCAAGCCTGACTGTCTGACTCGTCATAATACTCTTCCGCACGGGACAGGTACGAATACATCCGGCGTACCGTGTCAAAGGATACGCTCTCGCCCTTGGCTAGTTGCTGGGCGCGAACCTTCCCGACCTGGGTGGCGCACTTATTGCCCACCTTCTCGTTCAGCTCGATTCCCTTCTTGGCGTTGTTGGATACCGCTTCGGGATAGGCG